GTTGAAGTTTTAAAGAAGTTAATTGTATCATATCCGCAAAACCTATCATTCTCTCTACTAATGATGATATTCTACCTTTATATAAAGTAGGTGCACATAATTGGTAATTCATTTGTACTTTACTAAGATTAGAAAATGGTCGTGTCATATTTTCTGCAACCTCCCATTTTAACATTATAGGGTGACCTAAAATCTTAGCTCCATGATATAATACTTCTATCGATCTAGAAACTCTATCAAAGTTATCACTTGGAGGAGGATTAAATTGATCTGTCTTTTCAATAGCTTTTTCTAATCCTTGATCAGTATGTTTAATCTTAAATACTTGATCAGCATAAGTTTTATATTCAAAATATAATACTTGTACAGTATTGTTATTATCATTTCCTGACCAATTTCTAGTATAATTAGTATTACCAGGGAATTTTTGAATTTCTTCTAATTGAGAAGTACTTAATTCAGGAAATTCTTTTTTAAGTTCTGGAATACTAATTGCTTTTACTTCACCAACATAATATATATCTTCAAAGTTTGGATCTTCAGTATATGACCATACTAAATTAGCAGGATCTACATAGTCAACTACTATTCCATTAGCTTTATTGAAACTAGTTTTTACAGCACCAATACCTAATACTGTTAAATCTCTATTAAATCTTTTTCTTACTAAATCATATTTGTTTCTAGCTAAAACATTTGATATAGCTTCTTCTTCTGCAATTTCTATTGATTGTTTATAATCTAATTGCATGTGTAATTCTAATTCTTGCTCTGTTTGCGGAACTTCCATACCTGGTGGTAATTGAGCTAAATCAATTCCTAAACTTCCTTTTACTTCATCCATAAAAGCTTTAGCCGCAATTTGTTTATGTAAATTTTGAGCATAATCTGTTCGAGCCTTTTGCGAAGCAGGATCTTGAGCAAATGCTTTTATTTCATAAAGCTTACTTGACATCCCATTTACTACTATATCTACGAACTTAGGTATTATAGGAACAGGTTTCCAATCTAAATTTAAATATGATAAATCACCATTTATAGATAATTCATCTTTGTATTTTTGTACTGGTTGTTCTCCTCTAGCATATAATCTTCTACGATAAAATATATTATAATTATTCTCATATCTATAACCTCCAAGTGAACTATTGAACCATTCACCTTCAATAGCACGGGCTACTTGAAGACCATACTCTATACTCATTTTCTCTTCTTCAGGTACCACCTGATTAGGAAAACTGCTTCTTGTATTAGTATAAATCATTTATTTTTGTATTTTTGAAAGTACTCCTGTGTTATCATATCTCTTAATTCCTAAATTCATTTTTTTTGTTGTTCTATTGGCTAATGGTTTATATTTATTTTTATTACAAGCCATAATAGCTAAACCAGAACTTATTGAAGCATCGTGTTTAGTTCTATTATTTATATCAAACTTTGCCCAATCTTCTAATGTTCGTTGAAACACCATTTCTCCAAAATCTCCACCTTCTTTTAATCCAACATTATCTTCTATATACGTTTCAATTGCAGCTGCATGAGCTTGTTTCATATCTTCACTGGAATTAGGTATTCCACCTACTTCTTTTTCTGTAACTGATAATTTATTCCATATTTTATCTGGACGATTAATTGAAAAATGTCTATAACCTCTTCTTTTGAAATAATACAATAATCTAGGTTTATTATTTTCTACTAATATAGGCATCCCATAAAATATACAAGCCATTAAAACATCTTCAAAAAATATCTCAGCAGTGGGTGGACGAGATATATATTCTAAAAAGAATTTATTTGGCGGAGCATCTTCTAAAGTAAACTTAGTTAAGCCATGCAAAGATCCATTTGAACCTCTTCTATCTACTGTACCACTGATATCATAACTATCACATCCAAAAGCCCCTAAGTGCTCATTACCAGGGTATTTAGTACTATTCTTTAGTATCACTTGATTTTGAAGACTTTTAACCGGAATCCATGAAATAAAAAATCTTCCTTTATTATTAGGTAAAAAAATAACTCTAGTATCTTTAACACCATTCTCCCATTGAAAATTTCCTTGAGTTACAGAAGCCTTATTATTTAATTCTTCATTAAAATCTATTTGCTCATATATTTTTACTAAGTTAAACAAAGACTGTTTAGTTTCATCTCTAAATGCGTGCTTTTCAGTTCTTGGGAATTGTCTAAAAAATTCATTTAAACCATCTTGATCACCTTTTAATCCATCTGCCTCATTATCCCAATATTCTATTACACCCATTGTTATAGGCAATTTATCTACACCTAATATTTCTTTTTTAGGTGTATCAAATACTGGCATACCATACATATCCATATAACCTTCATAATTCCACTCCATTGGGATAAATAATGAATATAAACCTGATTTAGTTTGACCGTTTCTATTTCTAGAGTTAACATCGGAACTATTATAAATATCTTTAAAGTTTTGACCTCCCTTATCTAAAGCATTACTGGTAGATCCCATCATACATTTACCAATAATTCTTCTACCTAATCTTAAACAAGTTTTTGTTACCTTCCAGTTATTTTTAATATTATCAGGTCTCTCCCATTTACCACTTTCATCATGAGCTAATAGTTTTAATTTCTCACCATCATAACTATTGTCTCCAGTATTTTTCCAATCTATAGTAGTATCTAGCCCATCTAGTTCTTCTAGTTTTTCTCCAGAATCTAATTTCTTTCTAGTTAATTTAGAAGCTGGGATTCTATATGCCAGTTCGGTTTTAGGACGATCCATACCATCTTGGATGGGTTTGAAAAAGAATGGATAGTTAACCGAGATGGGTACAACTTTATCCGTGAACATTTTTTTAGCATCGGCACCTGATTTGGATAATACACCAAATCTTGAATCGCTTGACATTGTGGCTTGATTAACAAGTTCTGCTGACGCCATGAAAGAAAATCCTGATCGTCTGTTTTTAAGGTAACACATGCCATAGCATCTGGTATCTGCTTTACAAGCTTCCCAGAAGTAAAAGAATAATTTATTGGCTTCTCTATAATCTGCTGATCCAATGTCAATTTTTGACCACTGTAAATATGTGTAATGAGTACCAGTGATATAATTAGGAGTACCATTGTTATAATACCAATACCCTTCTTCTCTTCTATTAAATTCTTCTTCGATATAATCAAACCATTCTTCTTTAAATTCTAATGGATATTCATCCCATTCAAAAGTACTTTTTATTCTACTTAATTCTTTTGGGTAAGGTTGTTTTTCCCAGTATTGTTCTTCTTTTTTTTCACTTCTTTTAAACGGTTTATTAACTGCTGGTAAAGCAATCTTGAGATTTTGTATTTCAATGATTTCTCCAATTTGTCCCGTTTTACTTATTACAATAAAATCGTAATCGATGTTATAACCATAATCCCACTTCTTAAGTCTATTATTCTTTTTTAAGATTTTAGGATTTACTACATCTTTTATTATCTTAAATAATGTTTGTTGATACTTCATTATTTAGATCGTTTTTCAGGTGAAATAGAATAAGATCTTTTAGGTTTTTCTTCTTCAATAGGTTTACCATCTAAAATAGCTTCTTCTGCCTCCATCCTATTTAAGATTTCAAAAGCGTCAAATATAGCAAGCTTTTTTGTTGCTGCTGCATTCTTTAGTCTATCTGCAGAGATATCATCTCCTGAGTCAACTATGGGCTCTTTAGCAACCTTTATAAGTTCATCAACTGCTATTTGCCCAGCTTGGATTATATTCTTTTTCGTTTCCTTCGTATTCATGTTTTATAACAATATCATTTGATTTCATACAATATAATAATTTTCCATCTATAACAAACTCAAATTCTCCTACTGGTTTAAAAGATACTAACATATCTTTGTATATACCTAATTTATTTAAATATAAATTATCATATTTTAATACACCAATATTTGGTTCACGTTTCCTATTATATAGTGGATTAGTATTATGAATAGGTGATACAAAACATCTATCCATAAAGCTTAACCATTCTTTATCTTTTTTATATAGATAAATTTG